CTGAAATCTGTTTGTCATTAGTACCGAGTATGGAATCGTATGTTCCCAAGATTGTTTGGGTAACCCTATCGGTCCCCATAAAGGTATTCTCGACAATGGGAGGAGTGGGAGTACGTTGTACTTCTCTTGGTGGAGGCAGGGGTTGTTCTGGATTGTCTTTGTAGAAGGCATTATAAACGAGCGTTGAAGCTTGCTGAACGTTCTTGTAAGCATCCGCGTAGTCCTCAGGAATCGATTCCACAGAAACCATAAACTTGTGTTGAACCATGTTTTCGATTTCCGCGGCAACTGTTTGCCCTGAGAAATTCTTTAACTGTTGAACACCTTTTGCATGGTAAACAAACGGTCTGGTCATCTGGAAAGCCACACCGTTTTCTGATTCTCGTAGATTTACACTGTTTCCGTCAACAAAAACTAATGGTAGGAATTTGTATGAGGTTTCCTCATGACTCAATATTTCAGTTTCGCAAATAACGTACCTGTCAATCGTTTCGATTAGGCTATCTCTTTCATCAATAATAATTGGAGCCTGTTCTATGAACTTCTGCTCTCCCCACATTTCTAAGAATTGATCATAATGTTTCTTTGCGATAACGTGACCGTTCGATAATTTTACGATTTTCTCTCTCTTTTTCTTCTTTTCATAATAGTTAGCAACTAAGACTGTTTCCTTATCTTGACTAATATAGCTCCATTCAAATCCGCCAATTGAACTAGACCTCAAGAACTTCATTTTATCTGTAGCTTTAGATCCAAATTTATCCTCAAAATCTTCACGACTCATGGGAATAAGTTCAAAGCAATAATTTCCATCGCCTTTATGAGAATCACGCGCCATTGGGTCGAACCCGGTCAAGGTAGGATCGAACACGCGTTCAATCTTTATATTCTGCTCGAATGAAAGTTCGTTAACATAATCAGTATAAATGTGAACGACGGAATATCCGCCAGCTAATAAATCTGAGTAAATATTGTATTCTAGAGAATCGTTAGTCGCATCGAAGAAGAGTTCCCTTAAGTGATTTTCGACGACTTCAAGGGTTTTTAAGAAATCTGGAGTAAGGTCTTCAACTCTTACCCCGTCGGCAGCCCTGGCAACGATTGAAGGTTCCTGTTTAGCAAACTCACCTCGGAGACGAGAGATCATCGCCTCCAAGATATTGAATTCTATACATGGTTTTTGAAGGACAGCAAGTTTAGTTTCGTCATCGCTTGATATAGAAGTCTGGAATACAAACTTCATGAAATCATGATAGCGTAGGACATTCTTGGCGAAATACTTTTGGGAAGACATAATATTAGATTTTACGTCTTCTAACCTATCGGAATATTTTTTAGCTACCATGGGTTTTGCTTCCTTGCTTTACGGATGGCGGATAATTTGTGATTGAAGTCTTGTGACAAATTCTTAACGGCTTGGTTTGGAATTTTCCCTGAACTAAAGGCTGTTGAGGGGAGAGCGAATGTTAGGCAGAGTGCATCTGCTTCGTCTGAGGAGCGTAGTCCCCGCTTTTTCATGTCATCTTTAGATTCCATGACGAGTCTTGAATTTGAATCAAATTTGTAGCGAATGCCGCAAAGGTCGGCATGAAGGGAATCTGAGTCAGGGATTTGGCAAGGAAAATCGTTTAACCAATGGAGACATTCTCCCCAAAGCTCGGCACGTTTATTAGAATATTTGTTATCATTCAAAGGTTTGCTGCCAGCATTAACCGGCACAATTCTGTCGTCATCAGGCCAAAGCTCTCTGAGTCTATCAACGACACCTGCACCTAAGCCCCCAACGTCAATAAAGACCTTAGCTGGCGTATACTGGTACATTAGATTGTGAACAAGGCCTGTCACTTCCATTGTGTCCTTTTTAGTGAAACTTGTGAGATTGAAAGCATGGCGCCCTTGTCTCATGATGATTGAAGTCCTATCGTCACCAAACCTTGCTGGATCAACACCAATAACAAGGGGCCCATATCTTTCAGCTTTGCCTTTCCTGGCTTTCATTACTATAGCAGAGTCAATGAAGGTATTTTCGCCTGTGAGTTGAAAAGCTTCTTGGGCATTGCAAGGGTATTCTTGGCAGAAAGATTTATCGCCGTCTTGCCCATTTACTGATAGGTCAATAATTTTATATCGACGCCAATTCAATTGTTCATTCGTTAAGTTATAAAGTCCTTGAAGCGCGGTCTCATAGGGGGTCGGTCTGAAGTCCTCAGATACTTTCCTTTTATATTCTTCTTGCCAAAACCAAGGAACGAAGATCGCAATAAAATCCGAATCCCCACTTTCTGCCTTTTGCCACATTTGATGAAAGTAGTTTCCGATACCATTTGCTGTGGATTCGAGGATGATCTCAGTGCCAGAAGCATCAGGAACAGCTTGCATAATGCCTTTTGCGTGCTCCTCTGCATTTGCCCAGAATGCCACTTCAGAGCCATGGAATAGTTGTATGGTGCTTGATCGACCTACAGCTTTGTTTTCGGCTGTTCCAATTTTATAGCCGGAATCAAGGCTACCGAAGATTAACTCTTTTGAATTGTTGGTTGACACTTCAGGCTGCACTAATTTTGGGGTGTGCTGATAAAAGCGTTGCGCCATTTTAAATAGATTATTCGTTGCATCTAAGGCATGGGTCAAAATGAAACATTGTGTTCCGAATGTGTGGGTTGTTTTATGATAGAAGCGGCCGCCGACATAAGTGGAGCAACCCTGCTGACGGCCTTTTAATATTAAAGCACGAGCTTTCCCAATTGTCGTAATCTGATGCTCTAATCTGTCATGTATGTATTGTTGGGCTTTATTAAGTTTAAATGCCTCGACATTGCCCGCTTTTGTGCGAATTTTAAGGCAAACAGACGCATAATGAATAAAGTTATTCGCAAGCTCTAAACGAATTTCCTTTTCACCATCAGTCATTTTTCTTGAGCTTTAACTCTTGTAATGCCTGTTCATGATTAAAGGTAACGTTCGTTTCGCTAAATACTTTATCGCCATAAGCTTTCGGCAGCAGTTTTGATGCAAGCCATTTGCGAGAATCGACACGAAGACGTGAACGGGCAACCACTTCTCCATTAAATTTTTCATTTCCATTATCATCTATGTAAGTGTCATTTGCACCAAAATCTGATATGTCAAGTATCTCTTCTGCTAATAGGTCGGCCTGATTCATCTTAGCTTGCGCGTACATATGGGAAAACTCAGGTATTTTAATTTTCCATTCGTAAATGGTTTCAGGGCAAGGAAACCTTGGATTATCAGCGCATATCTTGGTAAGGCCAACGCTTGAAATAGAAACTTTTAAACAGATTTCTTCTGCAAGCTCTTTGGAGTATTTACTCGGTCTACCACCCGGGTGCTTATTGCTTTTTGGTTCGCTTGTGTTTTCCATTGCTCACATCCATGTTTTTTGAAGGGGGCACAAATTCCATTTGTGGTTGAGGTGTTAGGTATTCAGTTTCGTATTTGGCATCTTCCTCTGTAAATTTTCTGGCTTGTTCAGCTTCAATTTTCTGAAACTCTTCAAGTGTTGCTGCCTTTGATTTAAGAGGTTCTTCTTTTTTGACTGTTCCTTGGCCTTTGCAGGTATCACAGTTTCCTGATATTCCACCTAGTTTCATAACTTTCTTAGAACCTTTGCAGGATGGACAAGTTATTACGCTAGACATACCAAATTCCTTTTCATAATGTTAACTTAATAATAAGCTCCGATATGGAGGAATGTCAATCAACAGTGTATTGGAGCTTGCCGTGTATAATCTCTAAGAAAGTCTCTATTACTTTATGAGTAGGCATTTTTGGACTAACGCTTTTCAATATTATTTTTTCCCTTCCAAAATTTAAAGCGGGATAGCCATCTTCATTTACGTGCATATTTGCAGTAATTAAAAGAATAAGTGCTAATTTTAGTTTGTCTTCGTTCATTCGTCCTCAATTTCTTCCTGAACAGGTTGAGATTCAGGTTCTGAATTCAACATTCTGTTAATTGCCAAACTTTCAGCTTTCTTTTTAATTAGTATTTTTTTATCAAGCTGACGCATTATACCTGCATAATCTTTGGCTAACATAGCTTCTAATGACTCTATTTTTAGATAGTTACATATATCAATTTCTTGGCTACCCGCCTGTTTGATTTTTTGTTTTAGATCGTCTACGTGAACCTGCTCAATTGTGGTCACGTTGTCGATAACTTCTATGACTCCTTTAATGTTCTTTAATTCCTTTCCTTCCATTTCTTCAAACGTTGGAATACTTCCTATGACTTCAGGAAAGGCTTTCCTCAAGGCTTGTGCTTCTGTGCATTTGGCCAACTGGGCATTCGGGCGTTTTCTCCACATCTCGTTTGGGGCCGGATTGAGTTGTCTTGTGGTTTTATCACGTCCTTTATTGGCATAGTTTTCTTTCCAGAGTTCTTTTGCCTCAAAAAATGAAGACTTTCCACTTGCAGGATTGAATTTTTCTACTATAATTTTGCACCACTCTGGATAGGTTATCTCACAATCCCCTAATTGCTCTGTGACCATGGGGCCATATTCTGGTGCAGATATACCAAGATAGAGGCCAGTGCGGTGGGCATCAATTCTGTAAGACCCAATCCCGGGCATGATCACGTCCATCCACTCATTATTGCCAGTCTGAGCATTCTTAACGCTCATGGGCACGATGTGGACAGGTTTCCCAATAGGATCATATTTTTTAGCCTTACAATAGGCCAATACCATGCCGATAGACTCATCCTTTGCGCCTGGGTAAATAGAATGCTTCAGTGCATAATAAATATTATTGTCGGCATCAGCCAAAAGCTGAGATAGCGTTTGTCTGGTTACTTTTTCAATTGGCTGATTATTCATCTTCTAGCTCCTCTTTGGTGGCCCAGGCAGGTAAAGTTAATAATTGAACATCTTGTACGTATCCGGGCCAAATATTGTTTTTTAAGCATTCGCTATATATGGCCGCTCCATCTAAATATTGTTGTCTGCCATGACCTAATGATACATCATCTAGAGTGAAAACTGAAGTTAAAAACGGGGGTTTTTTCTCAACCACGAAAAACGCGAAGAGCCTTTCATGCCCATCT